GTCATCACCAAACTTATCAACACAAGCTTTGATAATGGTATCACTATGCCACCCTTTAGACATATGTAATCCAGTTACGTGGTGCTTACTACCATGTAGCATAGCATGAGATTGAAAGTCAGTTATGAATTGATGTAGTTCAGTCATGTGTTATTCCTTTGTTAGTTATTGTTATTATATATACTGCTTCTATAGAAGCTAAGTAGTATATATATTAAAGAAGAAGTAATAATAAAAACCATATTGACATATGTATATTCCTTTCTAAGATCTTTGTTAATTATTAACAACAACAAAGATATATATATATATATAGTATATACACTAATATATCTCTGTTGTCAAACTATTTGAATTATTATTATTAATAACCAATATAATAGTTCCATACTAACCTTCTAGGTTACGTCTGTCTAGACTCCAGAAGGTGTCAAACTTATAGAAGTATAGGGCAAGACTGCCAAAGTATATAGAGCAAAGAGTATCTTTACCTACACCCTTGATGCCATACCATACATGACATCTGCCACGTTTAAACATTCTATTAGGTCTAATTCTGTATTTAATATTTCCAAATAAGTTATTCATGTTATATTCCTTTATATTATTATATATACTGCTTCTATAGAAGCTAAGTAGTATATATATTAAGTTGTACCAAATTGGTACGTAAATGGTAACATAATTGCACCATTAATCTACTACAAAACCTGATGTATCTTTCTTTGCTTTACCTTTAGCATAGAGTGATACTATCACACCTTGCTTGTCATAAGGTCTTATGTCTGTGTTATCTCCATTGATAACCTCTCGACCCATGAAAGTTCTTGGTTGATTGTCTTTACTTCTAAAGACTACAGCCATTCTCATGTTTTTCTTGAGTGCTTTAGCAACCATAGGTTGATAGGCTTTCACTCCAGAATAACTAAAGGTTAAATCATAGTTCTGTATATTACCTAACTTTCTGTTAGGTATTTTTGTATAATCATAGAACTGTACTTCAGGATATTCTAAGAATATTTCTGGCATAAATAACTCCCATCTTTTGTCTGATGTTCCATTCATTCTTACCATAGGTATCATACTCATTCTAGATGCTTTTCTAATTAATCTATTAATTTCTTTACGAACTAGCACCTTGAATACTTCTGGATACTGTTGTAAGAATAGAGTCTTTTTCAATCTTGCCATCTGATTAGATGTAAATTGCCCTCTACCTGCTGTATTTAAACAGCCAATATGACACTCAGCTAATTCAGCAGATGGACACATATTAACACCACTTAGTTTATATGGTGCAAGATACATGATGCCAGTTAGAACATTTAGTTCTTCACCTTTAACAGTCTTGGCATCTTGACCAATAGAGAATAATCTTTTAGGAAATGTAGAAAACATTTCAAAATAATCTTTCTCTATTGCTTGTCGTGTTGCCAAAGGCAATTTGGATAAATCGTATAACATATTAGTTAATCCTTTAGTTTTTCTAATGCTTTTATAGCATTAACAAATGTTGCTGTTTGTCTATACTTAGTCCAATCTTCATAATATATTTCATCTAACTGGCTTAATGCCACTCTCAATTTCTCTAAAACTCTTGAGTTTATTTGCTCTTGATAATCACCTTGAATGCTAGATACTTGCTTGATAACTGCTTTCAAAGATGCTTTACAAACATCAATATCATGTCTTGCTTGTTGCTTTTCAGTAATCATTTTGTTCTCCATAGTTATTATATCTACTACTTCCTAAGAAGTCAGTAGTATATATATTAAGCTGTGATTTTTACCTCAACAACTTCGCCATCTACTTCGTAGTAGTTTTTAGTTCCATCACCATAGTTACATTGGTAAGCTGAAGTATTTCTTAGAAACTCTTCTGATGTCATGGTAATTTTGTTAAGTCCAAAATCGTTATAATGTTTTGTCATAATGCAATCTCCAAAAGTTATTGTTATTATATATACTACTTACGTAAGTAAGGAGTAGTATATATATTAAAGGTTTCAAAATGTCAAGGCTTCGATAGAAAGAATCTTCATCTTCAAGGTTCATCAACAACTCCAAAAATCTCATCAAAACTTCCTAATCTATTTAACCTTAATACTTACGTAAGTAAGTAGTATTAAGGTAAAATAGTAAAGGTCAGCAACGACTTCACCATCTTCCAAGAACTTACTTGGTGCAAGATAATTGCCACAAGAGACTCTCTTGAGATGAAATATTCTAAACAATCTGCTTAATAAATAGGCAATCTACTTAGATTGCTTAAACTTTAGGCAACAACCTGCTTAAAATCTAGGCAATCTACTTAGATTGCTTAATAATTAGGCAGACTAAGGTATCCCTTAAGGGATAGATACACTTTATAGTCTCTATAGACTATACCCCACCCCAAAAATACACACTAGAGTATATATATATAATAGGTATGAAATATATTTACAAAAAATACCAGGCAATATCACCATAATAAAAAATAATTAAAAAAAGACTTGACATTTAGGTGGGGAGTCTGTATAATTATATATATTATATAGATATAAAGATTAAGTACTTAATATCTTTGTTATTAATTGTTAATAATTATAATAAAACATAACAATATACTATAAGGATAATAATATTATAGAAACTATAGAGACTATAGAGACTAATCCAGAGACAAACACTATGTTACTCCTGGATAACTTGTTAAACTTAAAGGTTGTACAGGAATCTAAAGATGACTTTATAACTTTTGTTAGACAAATGGCTCCTATGCTTGTGTCAGACTTTAAGATGGGTAAACATATTGAAGTAATATCAGAAAAATTACTACAATTAGAGCGAGGAGACATAAAACGTCTCATGGTTTTCCTACCACCACGTTCATCTAAGTCTGTTATCTGCTCTAAATTGTTTCCAGCATGGTATATAGGAAGGAATCCAGAACATGAGATACTTACTGTTTCCCATAGTGACCAGCTATCAAGTGATTTTGGTCGTTCTGTCAGGGATATTGTCAATACTGAAGAGTTTCAAGATGTCTTCAAGGGAGTGTCCCTACGATCAGATGTACGAGCAGCAGGAAAATGGAAGACAAACAAAGGTGGACAGTATTATGCTGCAGGAGTTAGATCCCAGATTGCAGGAAGAGGAGCACACATTGCGATCCTTGATGATGTCATGTCAGAAGAAGACTCATACTCTGAAGCAGGAAGACGATATGTTAAAGAATGGTACCCAGCAGGACTAAGAACACGTATCATGCCTAATGGTTCTATATTAATCATTAATACAAGGTATCATTATGATGATCTGTGTGGATGGTTACTAAAACAAGAGGACAATGCAGGAGATTATCAAGTAATACCCTGGGATGTTGTACGTATACCTGCCTGGTTAGACGAAGAAGCTGCAGAACTCTTAGATCTCCCAGTAGGATCAAGTTATTTCCCTGAATGGAAACCAGAAGAAGTCTTAAAGGTAGATGAACATGAGATTAAAGCTGCCAATGGTGCAAGATATTGGAACGCCTTATATATGCAGGACCCTACACCAGACGAAGGAGGTCTCATAAAGAAGAAGTGGATTAAATGGTGGGATCAAGCTGAACCACCTCCATGTGACTTTATCATACAGACTTATGATACAGCCTTCTCTACAAAAACTACAGCAGATTATTCAGTAATACAAACATGGGGCATATTCTCTATGTATGACGAAGATGAAGAAGGATATGAATCCTATCAAGGGAATCTTATTCTACTAGGAAACATTAAAGGAAGGTTTGAATACCCTGAGTTAAGACGTATGACACAAATGCTATATCAAGAACATAGACCTGATGTCTGTATGGTAGAGAAGAAAGCATCAGGACAATCATTGATACAAGATATGCGTAGAGCTGGTATTCCTGTACTAGAATATTTACCTGACAGAGATAAAGTTAGTAGAGTCTATGCATCTACACCTATGATGGAGTCTGGTAAAGTATGGCTACCTAGAAATAAGAAGTGGTCAGATGATCTTCTAGAAGAGATGTTACGCTTTCCAAATGCTGCACATGATGACCAAGTAGATGCAATGACCATGGCTATACACTACATGAAAGAGTCTTGGCATCTACAACATCCTGAAGATCCTGAGTGGGCTGACGAACCCAGAGAGAAAAAACTTGCTTACTGGAGAGTTTAGTGTTATAATAGTGTATACCTAACATATATTAGAAGAGAGAGAGATATAAGATATGGGAACAAAAGTAAAATTTCAACCAACAAAAACAAAATTAAAGTATGATGCTAAAGCTGGTGATAAGATTAATTTTGATTTACAAGGTTATGTCAAACATAGTAGTGTTTTAAAAAAGAAACCTTTAGAAGGTTCTAAAGTAAAAGGCACAGCAGAATATAAAAGTGGTAAACACTCTGTTACTGGAGAAGTTAATTACAGACCTGGTAAAGGTAAAGGCTCTGCATCAGCTACATATAAATATAAATTTAAAAAGGGTGGACAGATATAATGGCTACAGAACGTAATCCCTTTGAACAGATACCAGAAGAAATTTCTAATGTAATAGATATGCCACAAGTTATGGAAGAAGGAGAAGGTCCTTCTTTTTTTGCTGAAGATGATGGTGGTGTTACTGTAGACTTTACAGAAACAACTATAGAAATGGAAGCTGAAGAAGAACTCCAAGAGTGGTATGGAGATATTACAGATAAGTTAGATGAGCAAGAACAAGAAGACGTAGCAGCAAATGTTATAGATAGTTATACATCAGATAAAGAATCTCGTGCTGACTGGGAAGCTATGTTTGAAAAAGGATTTGATCTTCTAGGATTAAAGATACAAGAAACATCAGAACCTTTTGAAGGGGCATGTACAGCTGTCCATCCAATGTTAATAGAATCTGCTGTTAAGTTTCAAGCTAAAGCTATACAAGAGTTATTCCCACCTGCAGGTCCAGTTAAAACACAGATAGTAGGAAAGTCTACTCCTGAAAGAGAAGACCAATCTAATCGTGTACAAGACTTTATGAACTATCAAACAACAGAACAGATGCCTGAGTACTTTGATGAGATGGAAAGAATGTTATTCCATTTACCATTAATAGGATCAGCCTTTAAGAAAGTATATTATGATGCTAATCTTAAAAGACCAGTATCTGAGTTTGTTCCTATAGATCAGTTCTATGTTTCTTACTATGCATCTAATCTACGTAAGTCAGATAGATACACACATGTTATCTATAGAAGTCCTGTAGATCTTGCAAGAGATATACGTACAGGTATCTATAGAGATATAGAGTTACCAGAAGCAACTAATCCAGAACCTACATCTTTTTCTTCTAAGATGGATACAATCATTGGATTGTCTCCTACAGGATCAAATGATCCACAGTATACATTACTAGAACAACATTGTTATTTAGAAATAGAAGAAGATTATGCTCTTCCTTATATTGTTACAGTAGAAGAGCAGTCACAACAAATTTTAAGTATTCGTAGAAACTATAAGAAGGAAGATAAGAACCAAGAGAAAATTTCTCACTTTGTACATTACAGGTTCGTACCAGGCTTTAGTTTCTATGGATTTGGTCTCATGCACTTTTTAGGAAACTTAACCATGACTGCAACAGCAGCTATGCGAAGTCTAGTGGATGCAGGTCAATTCGCAAACCTACCAGGAGGTTTCAAAGCAAAAGGTGTAAGGATTGTTGGAGACAATGATCCTATCAGTCCAGGTGAGTTTAAAGAAGTTGAAGCAACAGGGCAAGATCTTAACAAGGCTATAATCTCTCTCCCTTATAAAGAACCTTCCCAGACATTGTTTAACATGCTTGGCTTTATAACTCAAGCAGGTCAGAAGTTTGCAGACAGTACAGAACAAGTTGTATCTGATGCATCTTCCTATGGACCTGTTGGAACAACTATGGCATTACTAGAAGCATCAAGTAAGTTTTTCTCTGCTATACATAAGAGATTACACAAAGCTCAAAGAGACGAGTTTAAAATACTTGCACAGATA